AGCAAGCCAATCAATCATAGTATGGTTTACCAGATACCGCCCAAGCATTTTAAATGCCGATGCTCGATGATTCCGGTGCTGAAAACTTGGCGTGAGCTAGGTATCAACATGGATGAGTTATCTGATAACACCAGGGCATCAATGGATGGTCAAGTTACCGACAAGACATTTGCAGATTGGCTAAACCGCAAGACGGAAACAGATCCCACGTTTGCTGATCGTACTCTTGGTAAGGGTAGGGCTGAGTTATGGCGTAATGGCAAGATAACAATGGATCAGATGATTAGCGGGGGAAATCCTTTATCATTAAATGATTTGAAAGCAAAGTATGGTGCGCCTGCGAAGAATATCAATACCTTGCCAATAACATATCACGGAAAAGTATCTAAAAACTTCAAATCTGAGGTAAATAGCGCTATAAATGGAATGCCTGATAATGTATTAATTGCGCTAAATAATGGCGGCTCTAAAATAACCGCATGCCTTAGGATTACTGACGCATATCCTGAGCTAAAGGGAGTTAGGCCGAGAGGATGGCCTGATGGAAGTACGTGGGATGATTGCGAGGGTTTTGCTCGAGGGAGGGATGTCACTGTATCACAAACAAAACGCATATCTACTGGGGAATTTATTGATTCAAGTAGGATTGGCGGTGTTATTAGACATGAAGCAGGACATGCGCTTGATGCAGTATTAAATGATATTTCATCGTCATCAGATTATTTAGTGGAGTATAATAAAGATATAGCGCTGTTGAAACTGACTAAGGATTATGACTTGCATACTTATTTAACTCAGGAAGGGGCAGCAGGACGACAAGAAACATTTGCGGAGATATTTGCAGAGCTATGTGGCGGGCATTCTGGAGGAGAAGCACCAGCAGCCGCATTTCCAAATACAACTAAGATTATTAAAAAAATCATATTAGGGGTTTAGTTTGATGGCTAAATTATTTATAGATGGAAAGTTAGAGCATGGAAAGACCATAACCGTCAGGTTTAGAATGGAAGGTGATGGTATTATTGGCGATGGCTGGGCAAATATTGAACCTGACAGTTCGTACTTAAGCAAAACTTATGAAGAAATTTACAGTGAATTAAAAGACAAAGGGTATGCCGATGTTAGAGAGGCTCCATAATGACAACCATTACTTTTGATACCTTAGACTTAGTCGACAAGCTCAAAAACGCAGGCATACCACAAGAGCAGGCCGAAGCTGTTGTGCGTGTTATTGCCGACGCTCAAAATAAATTAGTTACCAAAGATGATTTAGAAATCGCACTATCACCACTTAAAACCGACCTAGCCGTTCTAAAGTGGATGATCGGCATATTGATTGCCGGTGTCATGTCTCTAGTATTAAAAACATTCTTCGCCTAAAACCCACGAACACCCACACCCAAAGCCAGCTTAACCGCTGGTTTTTTTATGCCTATATATATCTAATAAAGTGATATGCACTAATTGAATATATGGTATAATGAAGCCAAATCGTTAGGCGATTCACGGGCTAGGCCTTTCACATTCCAACATATCCCAAGGGGAAACAATGGAAATTACACCAGAGATTCAAGCGGCTATTGATGCAGCAGTTGAGGCAGCAACAGGTGGTTTAAAGACGAAGAACCAAGAACTTCTTGATAAAAACAAGAAGCTTATGAAGGGTCAAGAGATTGATCCGCAAACGGTAGTCGATCTTGAAGCACAAGTTGATAAATTACAGGCTGAGTTAGTTACAAGTCAGAGGTCGGCAAAAGAAACAGGTAAAAGCCTGGAGACTTTGCAGACACAGTTAAAAGCTGAAACTGGGTTCACTCAGAAACTTTTAATCGACAACGGCTTAACAGATGAACTGGTTAAAAATGGCGTAGCACCACAGTTTCTGGCAGCTACAAAAGCCATGTTTGCAGGACAAGCACAGATCGTAGCGGAGGGTGATACACGGACAGCCAAAATAGGCGACAAGTCAGTATCAGACTTTGTGAAAGAGTGGGCAGCCTCGGACGATGGCAAACATTTTGTAAAAGCGCCAGAGAATAGTGGCGGTGGGTCGCAAGGTAGCGGCAACGGAACAACGAATCAAATACCGTTAACCTCAACGCAAAAGATAGCAGCGGGGTTGGCTAAACAAACTTAAAACTTAGTAGGAATAACGATGGCAACTCAAACACTCGCAGAAGCAGCAAAGTTAATCAACAATCAAATCGTTCAAGGCGTAGCTGAGGACATTATCACCACTAACCCTATGTGGTCTGCAATGCCTTGGACAGGTTACGAGGGTCAAGCTATCCTTGTTAATCGTGAAAACGCATTAGGTGACGCTCAACATTTAGCCGTTGGTAGTGCTATCACAGCAAAAGCCGCTGCAACATTTACGCAAATCACTTTCAGCGCAACAACTACAATCGGTGATGCTGAGATCAATGGTTTGGTTTCTGCTCAATCTTCGGGTGCGGGTGTTGACCAGTTAGCTATTGAAATTTCATCTAAAGCTAAATCAGTGGGTCGTTTATTGCAAACTGGTATTGCTTCAGGCACAGGCGTATCGCCACAACTTAACTCATTGCACACTTTATGCGATGCGGCTCAATATACGACTGCTTCAGCGGGTCAAGCGATCAGTTTAGTATTGATGGATCAGTTGCTTGATCTCGTTAAGGCTAAAGATGGTCAAGTTGACTGGATCATGATGCCTGCTCGTACTTTACGCAACTATAAAGCGCTGGTTCGAACACTAGGTGGCGTTACTGAAACAATGGCTTACACAATGCCAAACGGCACTACTCGTACCGTGTCAGTTTACGAAGGTATCCCGATCTTTCAAAACGATTACCTATCAGTTGCGGAAACTGCTAACGGTGCTTTGCTTACAACTGGTGCTTTGGCTTCAGTATTCGCTGGTTGCTGGGACGATGGCAGCAACAAAGTGGGTTGCTCAATGATTCACCCAATCGCTGTGCCAGCTGGTATTGCAATCGAAACAGTCGGTGTGGCTGAGACTAAAGATGAGATCATCACTCGTGTTAAATCTTACTCAAACTTTGCATTGTTCAACCGCAAAGGTATGGCAAGACTGACAAGTATCAACAACTAATTAGTTGGTTAAACGGTGCGTCTTTTCACAAAAATAACTAATTAGAGAATCCTATCTATGAGCTTAATCACAGAAACAGGAACAGGAAGCGCAACAAGTGAGAGCTTTTGCAGCGTTACTGATTCTAGTGCCTATCATGAAGCAAGAGGACACAGTGCATGGGCAGCTCTTACAGTAACACAACAAGAGCAAGCCCTACGAAAAGCCACCGACTACATGGAAGCGGTCTATTCTCAGCGTTGGGCAGGAACTCGGACAACATCAATACAAGCCCTTTCATGGCCTCGTTATAACGTATTCGTAAATGGTTTTGTCACGTTAAGCTCGTCAATACCTAGAGCGGTGATTAACGCTTGCTCAGAGTTAGCTTTGAGAGCAGCGGCAGGGGAATTGTTGAGTGATTCAACACAGCAAAAAACCCGAACCAAAGTGGATGTATTAGAAGTCGAGTTTGATAAATACTCGCCTCAATCGGTTCAATATCTATCAATAACCGCCTTGCTTGCACCCTATTTTGAGTCAGGCTCAGGCGTTGAAGTAAAGGTGATCCGTTGAGCTTTTATGCTGATATGGCGATGGTTGCAAACGACTCTCTCAGTGAGTACGGGCAAACGGTCACGATCTCGGCAAAGTCGATTGGTGCATACAATCCAGCCACAGGTAATGCAGCGGTTACGGTATCGACTCAGCAAGTCAAAGGCGTAGTTTTTCCAGTCGGAGCAAAAGACATTGACGGCACATTGATTCATCAAGGCGACCAGAAACTATTGCTATCGATGGTTGGGGTAACGCCTCCACATGTAGGCGATACGGTCACTATAGGCGCTACAAGCTACACAATCACTTTTATTAAGCTACTCACTCCGGCAGGCATTAACGTGCTGTGCAAGTGTAATATCAGGGGTATCTGATGGCTGGCAGCTTCGCACTGGATATTTCAAAGTTTATCAACAAGACGCACTCTAATGTTGATCTGGTGACACGCAGAATAGTAACTGATGTCATGCGCTCAGTCGTTAAAAAATCACCCGTAGACACTGGACGATTTAAAGGTAACTGGCAGTATGGTGTGGGTGAAATACCGATAGGTCAATTAGATATTTATGATAAAAGTGGTAGCGATACATTGACTCATTTGATGGGAAAAGTACCACAGCAAGCAGCAGGAAAGCTGCACTATCTCGTTAATAATCTGCCCTACTCAATCAGGCTTGAAAACGGCTATAGCTCGCAATGCCCTCCAAATGGCATGGTGGGTTTAACTATATCAGAATACCAAGGGATTGTCAGACATGCAGCTCAAGA